ACTGCCACTCCGGGTGCGCGTGGACGACCCGCGCATGCGCGGCCGTGTAGCCGATCGCCACGCGGTCGTCGTCTACCGCGAGCTCGGCGCTCGCGGCGAGGGCACCGGTGCGGTACGGGACGCGCCGGAAGGCGGACTCAAGCAGCCGATCGCCAGCCCGCTCGAGTGCGTTGCGGCCCAGCCGCTCGGCGGCCTCGACTGCAGCAGCCGGATCCCAGTCGACCCGCGTGACCTCCAGTCCGTCGGCCATCACGCGGCCTCGATCCGGACGACGAGGTCGAAGCCGAGTCCGCGCACCTCGGCGGTCCGGACGGCGTCGGGCACGACGGTCTCGATGTAGAGGTCCCACCACAGCGCGCCGCGCCGGTTGGTGGCGACCGCCGCGACGACGCCGGGCACGATCGCGTCGAGGGCCTGCGACACGGCTCGGTCGTTGCGCTGGACTCTCGGCTCGCCCCGGGCGCCGACCGTGTACAGGACGCGGAGGCGGATACTGGCCTCGTCGAAGCGCCCATTCGCCTCCTCGACTCGCTGTGGCGCGAGCCGGCGAGGCCAGAGGTACAGCCGCCGCGGCTTGGGCAGCGTCGGCTCCGTCGCCCCCTCGTCGGCCGTGAAGCCGGCCGGCAGCGGCAGGGCGGCGCGCACCGCGTCGACGACAGGGACGAATACCCCGCTCACGCGCTCACCCGAGCGCTCACGAGGCCGGTGCGCAGGCGCGTGCTGCGCGGACCGCGGTGCGGGCGCAGCGAGCGAGCGAGTCGTGTGCGGGTCACGCCGAGGTCGGCCGGCCGCGTGTAGCTGTGGCCGTCGGACGACTCCTGCGCGTACGGGCTCGAGGACAGCGTCAGGCGGACGAGCTCGAGCAGGACCCGCTCGACCGCCGCCTGGTCGGACGGGGTCGCGGTGACGGCGACCGTCGGGCCGCGCCAGGCGCCGTCGCGCTCGACTCGGGTCCCGTCGAGCAGGCGCACCTCGTCGGGCGGGACCGGCACGCCGCCGTCGACGAGCGCGACGGCGGCGGTTGGCCGGGCCAGGAGCAGCGACCGGTCGCTGCCCGGCGCGACCCACAGCACGTCGGTCCGCTCGCCTGTGAGCTGGCCGATCCCGTCGACCGGGTCGTTGGCGAGCCAGTCCTCCTCGCGCTCGATGACGAGCACGAGGTCGGCGGTGTCGATGCCCGGCGACATCAGCGCCGCGACGTGGTCCGGATCGAGCAGCGTCGGCACGCCGGGTCAGTCCTTCGGGTCCGGGTCGGCCGGCTCCGCGGCTCCGGCATCGGCAGCCTTCGCCGTCGGCCGGCCCCGCCGCGCCGGCGAAGGGGTGTCGACGGGGTAGCCGTGGCGGGCGAAGTAGGCGAGGGCCGCGGCGTTGTCGGCCTCGACCTCGCCCCGCCCGTCGCGGAAGACGACGCCCGCCCGGGTGCCGCTGAACCCTGCGTCCGGGGTGCTGATCGTGCGGGTGGCCATCACGACACCTGCACGCCGCGCAGCACGGACGCGGCCTTCGTCGCCTTGAGCGCAACCGCGAGCGGGCCCATCTCGACCTCGCCCGTCTTGACCGCGCCCGCCTCGGTGAAGTCGGGCAGCCAGGTCCGAACGAGCGGCTGGCCGGAGACCGTGACCCCATGGAAGCCGTCGAGCCCGACGCGGTAGGCGTAGAGGTCGGTGAGTCCGAGGGCGACCGGGATGATCGGGGTGTTGGAGCCCGCCTTGGCGCCGGCGTCGACGAGCAGGGCGTTGCCGTAGAACTCGCGCCGGATCGGCGCGCCGGTACCTCCCGTCAGCCCCTCGACGGGACGCTCGACGTACTGGTTGGCCCGGCGGGCGACCGCGCGGAACTTCGCGATCGCGAGGCTGTTGCCGACGATGACCGAGGGCGGTCCGTCAAGGACCGAGAGCCACTGGTCGATCGCGTCGAGGGCCTTCATGTAGGAGGTGGCCGCGACATCGAAGTCCGTCCAGTCGCCGCCGCCCGGGAGGCCGGAGGCGGCGATCTCGGTCGAGGTCCCGGTGAGCGCGGCGTCGAGGCCATCGAAGCCGTTGGGGTCGACCGCGGTGTCGCCATTGACGAGCTCGTCGGTGAACTTCGTCCGGGTCGCCTTGGCCAGCTGCTCGAGCTGGAACGCCGTCTCCGCGCCGCGCGCGAGGTCGGACAGGACCCGATCGATCTGGAACGCGCCGCCGAGCGGCCGCAGATCGACCGTGAAGCGGTCCTTGGCGGCTTCGGCCGGGGTGTACTCGGCGTTAATCGCGCGGAAGGCCGCGGCCCGCTCGGTGATAACCCGGTGGTAGCCGTAGGTGAGGGTCGAGCCGCCGCCCATGGGGTTGACGGTGTCGTGGAACAGCAGGCTGTCGAGCAGTGCCGACTGCTTGCGGAACTCGTCGATGACGAGCCGGTCGACGTCGTCCTGCGTGTTGAGCGCCGCCTCGGCGAGGGTGACGGGCATCAGGTGGTTCTCCTTCCATAGCCCGCTCCCTGGCGAGCCGTGTCAGCTGGTTCGTGACCCGAGCCGGGCCGCGACCGCGGTGGCGAGGTCCGTGGCCCGGGGCGTCCCCGGGGCCCGTGGGCCGCCGTCCACCGAGCCCGGTCCTGGGGCCACCGGTGCCCGATAGGCGTCGGGCACCCGAGCCTTGTGGGCCTTGAGCGCGTCGTCGAGTCCGGTGACCTGATCGGTGTCGTCGACCACCAGGGCGTCGAACTCCGCGGCGTTGGCGAGGTCCTCGATGAGCGAGGGCACCGCACCGGCGCGCGCGAGCGCGAGCTTCGTCTCGGCCCGGCGGACCCGGGCGTGGAGCCGTTCGGTGACCTCGTCGGCGCCGGCCTTGCGCGCGGCGGCGATCGCCTTCTCGGACTCGGACAGCGACGCTGCCTTGAGCTGCTCGAGCTCCCGCTCGGCGGCCTTCGCTGCGGCGATCGCGGCGTTGCGCTCGGCCTTCATCGCGTCGAGGGCCCGCTTGCCGGCGTCGCCGAGGCCCAGGGCGTCGTCCGGTGCGGACGGATCCGGGGCAGGGGTCGGCGCAGGCTGGGCCTGCGGGGCCGGCGCGCTGGCCGCCGGCGGCGTCTGGGGAGGCGTTGCGCCTCCCGCGGCGGGCGTTGCGCCCGCAGGCATGGTCGGTTCGCTCATGAGGGTGCCTGCGCGCCTCCTGCGGTGTCAATCGGCTCGGGGATGGAGATGACCGGTGGAGCTGGCTCCGGCGGCGCGGCGGCGAGCTCGGCCTCCCAGTCGAGGACCTGCTGCTGGCTGTAGCCGAGCTCGGTCCACAGCTGGCGGCGCGGGACGTCGAGGTCCTTCTTCTTCGTGACCGCGTCGACGTGCTGGCTCTCGGACTTCGTCTCGGGGTTGCGGAATGCCGCCTCGGCGCCGGTCATGTCGGCCCACTTCTCGTAGCGGGCGGCAGCCGCGGCCGAGTTGCCCGGTGCTCGGGCCTTGATCCGGAAGGCCAGGCGCATCGCGTCTTCGAGCGGGTCCTTCCAGTCGTCGCCGCGCTCACCCGCGACGGCGCTGATGCCGCGCTCGACCGCGGTCAGGCTCTCGCCGGACGGGAAGGTGCCCTGGGTGCCCAGCAGGTAGTGGGGCGGGAACCGGCTGGCGGTCGCGATCGCCTGGACGAGCGTCTCGTGGACCTTGATGTAGCCCGCGAGGTCGGTCTGGCTGAACTCCGCGAGCCGCGGCTCGGGCTCGCCCGGCGCATTCGGGGGCACCGTGATCAGCGAGTCGAGCGCGACGTCGAACGGCTGGACCGGGGCGCCGGTGGCCGGATCGACCTCGAGCGCGAAGTTGAGCATGACCTTCTGGCGGAAGGCGCCGTACAGCCCGGCCAGCATGACGTTGGCGATATTGGCGTTGATCGCGTCCTGGATCGGCACGACCTTGCCGAGCTCGGACTCGCCCACCAGATGCAGGTCGGGCTTGTTGGGGAACGGGATGACCGGGACTTCGCCGAGCGGGTTCGGCAGCGGCCACGGCTCACCCGGCACGACCCGCCGCTCCCAGGCGGTGCCGCCGAGGGTCGCGAGCTCGGCGCCGGCGGTGTTGGCTGCCGCGGGCGTCCGGTACTTGTAGACGGCGTCGGGCAGGAACAGGGTCGCGAACAATGCGCCCGGCTCGTCCTCGTCGGCCCAGCGCTTGAGCGCCGCGCGACGTACGCCGGTCTCGGGGTGGACCGAGACGATGACCTCGGCGCCGTCCTCGACCCAGATCCGCGGGCTCCAGTCGTCGTCGGGCCACAGCACGATGCTGAACTCGCCTTTGATGAGGCCGGAGCGCATGCCGCGCTTGAAGCCCGCGTCGAGGTTGTTGTCCTGCCAGATCCCCCAGGCAGCTTCCGACGCCCGGTCGTCGCCGCCGAACGTGAAGCCATCCACGCCCAGGCGCTCGCTGATTGAGTCGACGACGACGCCCGCGTAGTTGACGTAGATCGGCATCCGCAGGCCGAACGCCTCGATGACACGGCGGATCTTGTACGTCTCACGGTGGCGGCCCTCGTAGTAGGCCTGGTAGAGCGCCATGCCGGTCGCGTCGACGAGCCGGCGGTCGGTTCCGACGTCGTCGCGGCGGCCGACCCGGGTGTACGTCGCCCGGCCGGCGCGCTCGGTCAGGCGCCGCCCGAGCCGGTCGAGCCACCACCCGGGGCTGCCGACGGCGGGAGCCGCGCTCATCGGACGCTCCCGATGGACCGTTCATCGCGCCCATGGTCAGGACCGTCGTCTTCCGGGCGGGTGACCGTGTGGGGGTTGACCTCCGTGCCCGGTGACCTACTGTTCCTAGTTGTGGGCATGTCCGCGAGAACCGGACGCCCAGTGAGCTCGCGCTTCATGGCAAGGAGGAACCGGTGCCGCTGCAACTCGGTCCCGACGAGATCCTCGTCTGGCTCGCGACGGTCGGCGTGATCGTCGGGATCCCTATTGCCCTGCTCGTGGTTGTCTTCCGGCTCGGGCAACGGCATGGCTCGGGGTAGCCGTAGGGCGTTGCTCACCGGAAGCTCCCGATGACGCGGGGCTTGGGCGGGGGCGGCGGGTCCTGCATCGCCATCGCGATCGCCCGGACCATGGCGACCGCCGCCGTGTTGGGGCGGGTCGAGCCGTGCTTGCTCCGCGTGACCTTCATGCCCCGGTCGGTGAGGACCGCGGTC